AGGAAATCTCTGTTACAGCTGAACAGGTTTTCAAGGATCTCGCTCTTTTTGAAGATCAGAAAAGTAAAGCATTTCAAAGAGCCAAGTTTTTTAAAAAAATGCAGCCACACATGGGACATATAGATGACATTAAGGAAACTATAGAAACAGTTAAGGATAGCATTAAAATAGCTAAAGAAGCAAAGGACACTATGGAAAATGTTGTCGAAACGTTGTCTTACAAAGGATATGAACATCAGAGCATTATAGAACTAGTCATGGCTCGGTTAGAAGATTTTGTTCTTACGTATATCGCGTTTACAAATACTGCCAATTTTAAAGGTGCTGCTGCTGTTATTGCCCTTTACGTTAAATCCCTTGGGTTTAATGGAGCTGTCTCTCATGGTTTAGTCAAAGCATTAAAAACTTTATTTACTGTATCAGAAAAAGAGGATGAAGATCATCTTAAACCGGAAGCAGGCGAAGAAGAAATTGATGAAAAAGCGGAGACGATGTTCGAAACTGTACTCCGTTTGGCAAAACAGGCTCTTTCTAAATGGAAAGATGTAAAAGAGTCAAAGTTCATTACAAAGATGTTAGGTGTTGTTGCCTTGATCTTCGCCCTTAGTATAGTCCCTAAAAGCTGGCTCGGAGAAGAAGAAGAACAACAAGGAGCAATTGGGTATATAGTTGCATTGATAACTAAGAAGATGAAGGACTTGGCTTCAGGTACAGATTCTCTTGTCGAAACACTTTGCGAAGGTGTTCTGTTTGTTATAGAACGTGTATATTGCGCCATTAAAGAAGGCGACGTGTCGCTGTTATTTTATGATGACAATTCACTTTACGAAATTGATAAAGAGTATTCATTACTCACAGCCGTTAAACACATGGTTTTTACAGAAGGTCTTCAGAGACATCCATGTACGCCTCCGTTTGTTGATGAGAAAGATTATATGCTCCGGGTAACCAAATGCATTGAAAAATTGGAGCGCCTGCGGAAAATGGAAGCATATAATATCAAGCGCAATAAGCCAATGTATGATGCATTACAATTGCGCGTTCAGAGTTTGCGCAACATTGAGGCTATGATATCTCAGCAAATCAAACAAGCATGTGTTAAAGAGAAACCATTTGCAGTTTTGATAGCAGGACCTTCAGGCATAGGGAAGTCTTATATGATGACTTACTTGTATAAGACCATATGTGCTGCAAATAAAATCAAGTGTGATGTTGATAGTGTAGTCACTTTAAACGATTGTGATCAATACGATACTGAATACAAGCCACATCATAATGTAGTTATTATGGATGATGTCGCTAATGCAAAAGCAGAAACATATAAAACAACAACTCCTGTTCAGAAAATTATTAAGATCATTAACAATGTTCCTATGGCTTGTGTAAAAGCTGCTGCTGAGGAAAAAGGTCAAGTATACTATAATCCTAAAGTTGTTATGGTCACTACCAACAAATTGAACTTGATGGCTGAACAATTTTCTAATGAACCAGTTTCCATTTTGCGTCGATTTGATGCCATTTTAGAGGTCAAATTGAAACCTGAATGTGCGGATAAAGAGACCGGTTTATTGGATCCTGATGAAATAAGTCCTTCACGCATGGCGAATGCCTGGGACATTAAATTGTCGCGGGTTGTTCCAGTACGTGCCGAAACTGGACCCGATAAGATATCTCATGTTTCGGCAAAGAATCAGGAGAAGATGACGTACTTGGATGCTGTGGAGGCAATCAAGAGACGTTCTGTGGCTCATTTCATTCGAGAGAAACGCATAGTCGAGGAGCC